GACTGGTAAGGCTACTGTTAATGACCTTGTCAATGAACTCAAGAAAGGAGGGGCTAGCACAAGACCTGAGTTTCACAGTGCGTTGGATAAGGTTTCTCAAATTCTAGCAGTACCTGTTCCTCATGAAGTCCAGTTGAATACCGCTAAGGCTCTCTTTGCTACGAAGAACATTGTAGACAAGTTCCCGGGCAAGAACTTTGAGAAGGGTTCTGCCGGTGATGGTGCCCAGATTTTTACCCGTATGATGAGACCTGACATTGCAGCTTCCATGAAGAAGCTCGATGAGAAGTTCCCTGGTATATACAACCAGTATAGGGACTGGGCTCTGGAGAACTTCCAGTATGCTGCCAGACAGCTTGGTCACAATGTTGCTGCTCAGGCAGACAACAGATATCTGAAGTACGATTGGGACAGTAACTCCAATCAGTTTATCATGAAACTTACCCCTGAGGCTAAGAAGTTCTTGGATTCCCGGGGTATCAAGGGAGACAACGAGTTCAGGGCGATAGCTCAGTCTGACTCGGGTGCTATGAAAACAGTCATGGCTGTGGATCAGTTGAACAAGGCTTTGCTAGTTGTCAATCCCTTGTTGGCTGAAACGAACATGACGACCACTGACGCCATGCAGAACCTCTTTAAGGCCTGGGGTATCGACAAGAACAAGCCAGAACAACCAGGGTTCTTTGACGGGTTGTTTGATGCCTTGAAGAGAGGTGCACCTAAGAAAACCGAAGGTATGTCTCCAGGCCTAGAGGGTCTATTCGGGTCTACGAGTACAATAAATTTTCAGAAGGCTTCCGGAGATAACACGGGTACCGGAAGCCAGACTCGTACAGTAAAGGTAGGTAATCAGGAAGTCCCAGTGACCGGAAGTCCTGATATCTCCCGGCTAAGCCCAGATACCAAGAAGCTTGTTGAAGGACTAGCGGAAGATGGGTTACTGGACGAGGTACCTATTAGGTCTGGGTACCGTGACCCTACACGTAACAGGCGTGCTGGTGGGGCTAGGTACTCCCAACATATGCTTGGTGGGGCAGTAGACCTTGATATTTCTGATCTTTCTGATGAGCAAAAAACCAAGGTCCTTGAGGCAGCTATCGCCAGAGGAGCTAGAGGTATCGGTATCTACCCAGGTGGCAAATCCCTGCACGTTGACCTTAGGCAGTCCTCTCCCGTGTCTTGGGGGCCATCTGCCTGGGGTCGGTTCAAGGGAGTAGATATCTCAGAACAGCCTGCCTGGGCACAACCAGCCCTCAGGAAAATGATGCAGCTAGGACCTAGGGCTGACCTACAAGACGATCCTCAGAAAAAGAGTTAGACACCCTAGGACGTTTAACCAATAAAAAACCCCAGGTAGCCCTGGGGTTTCTTTTTGTCAGTCCTCAGAGATTCCTGAGAACGGTATGTATTTCGAAAAGTACGGTCCTGCCCGGGAGTTCTCCAGGACAGATGTTTCTGAGGCCCTGCCTAATTCTCCCCTGAAATCTACTTGGCTACTACCCCTGCGGGACATCTCTAATAGGGCAGTTTTTGGGTACCCCTCAGAAAGAATTGCCCTAGCTGCATCGAAGAAAGGAGTCCTTGAGGAGGCCAGGAGGACTTTTCCTTCAAAGTACACCCTGTATCGACCCTTCCCGGGCCTTTGAGGGGTACCCCGGATTTCTTCAGTTTCAATTCGCAGAGAGGTCAGATATCACCCTTTCCAGGTACACAGCTAGGTCCATGGCTTCTTCCTGGGCATGGCGTAGCCACTCGATTGTAGAGACATCAGGACGGGTCATAGGGACCCCGTAGGTCTTCATGCCCTGCTCTGATCTCCTGGCCATACGGTCCATGACAGCCTGGACAATTGGGTCAGAGGTCATTTCCACAATGCGTGTTCTTTCTCCAGTATCAACCCATGCGACCTTCACTTGCTCCAGCCTTTCCAGGGATTAGCAATCCGCTTTCTTCGTACAATAGCTTTCTTGAGGATCAGGAACTCTCCTGCCAGGGCTTCATTCTCCCCGGCTGTAGAGACAACTCTGATACAAGTCTTGTCTTCAGAGACAACGAAGCCTAGTGTTAAGACCTTCACAGGGGTCAGGGAGTTTACGTCTTCTGTAGACCGCCACTTGCTGTCGGTAAATGTACAATGGTCGAGCCATTCGATAATCTCAAAATTCTTAAGCATTAAACCCCACAGGAACCTCCATGACCTGTGATATCGCAGACGTCATTGGCCTCTAGGTGTTCTTCGAATTCTTCTCCGAGTCGTTCGACTGCCTCTGAATAAGGGACAGATGTAAGAGGCTGTCCGCCACGAGAGCCATCAGGATAACAAGTGAACCCCCGAAGGCGAGAGGCGTACTTGCTAAGAATCTTAGCGAAAGGAACAACCAGATCAGGGTTATTATACTTGCTACCCCAAGCTGGCAGATTAATCGTAGAAGAAATAGACATGTCAACATAGTCTTGGACATCTGCCTGAAATGCGATCCGACGTTCGTAATCCATTGCCAGATCAATTGCTGATTCAATCTTATCGGGAGAGATGCCAGTAGACTCTATGATTTCCTTTGCACTGTGATCGACAGCGTACTGGTACCGCCATTGATTTCCACCGACGAGGTAACGCCGCTTATAGGCAACAGCGTAGACTGGCTCGATTCCCGTAGTTGTGTCCGCCAACATGCCAATAGTCCCAGTAGGGGCGATAGCTCGGTTCGCAACCGGTCGAGAGATTCCAAGTGCATCTGCCGCTCTTCGGGAGACATCGTCTGAAACGCCTTTATAAACTGAAAGCCATTGGTGGAGTTCTTCAGGGACCTCGTAGCGGTACCCTCGCTTGACAAGCCATTCATGGACACCCATGAGGCCTAGTCCCAGGCGACGGTTCTTCTCTCGTACCCGCGTTACCTTCTCATAAGGAAGCTGTGCCCGAAGGGTACCGTACAGAAGGAACTGTGTAGCTAGATCAGTGACAGCAGCCAGTTCACTAAGACTGTCAATCCTAGAGAGGTTAAGAGAACCAAGATTACAGACATCTGAGTCGTCTGAACTTGTGACCTCAGTGCAGGCATTACGGAGTGTCTCAGACTCCTTATCAAAGAAGTTAAATGAGAATCCAGGTTCACCAGTTCGGAGAGCTTGTTCAACATTCCGAATAAAAACACTACCAGGATTACCTGAAGAATAGTACTGGAGAAGCCAGTTAGTGTCATAGTTGACCGAGATGTTCGTCATATCCAGAGGAGCAGGCCAGTTGAAGTCAAGCTCCTTGAGGTTAGCCAGGGACAATTCGGTACCCGGGACCTTGATGCTGTGCCAGTCTTTAGCACCCAGGAAGGTCCCAATGTCCCCATGACGCCAGTTAAGTGAGGCATAGATAGCAGACCGCCTGGAGCCTCCCTGCATGACGTTCCTGCCGATCTCATTGATCATGAGCATCTTGGGTATAGGCCCTGAGGCCTCACCACCGGTACGGCTAATAGGTGACCCTTTGGGACGGTATACGGAGTAATCCGATCCGATACCCCCACCGGTCATCAGACAGGATTCAGCCCGTTGGCTTAGGGCTGCCCAGTCTTCTCGGGTGTCTTCTTCAGCGCGTAGGAGATAGCAATTGTTCCAGAAGGAGTTTGGTCTACCCGCGTAATAAAGGTACCGTCCACCGGGAATAAAGTACATCTTTCGTATGTAATCTTTGAGTTGTCCTCGGTCACTGGGGGACATATGGGGGCTTCCGTCTGGTCGTGGTCCACAGACGTCTTCCACCAAGGTATCCACGAGTTCATCCCAGGTCTCTGCTCCTTCGTGACGGTACTTCCTGTTGAATGTATCTTCTGCTAGTTTACTTCGGAAGACTGGGTTCTTATTACTTTTGAACGTCAATTAACGATTGTCTCCATCACCGTGGATTACCCCACGTACTGTTCTGTCCTTGAGCTTCTCTGTGTTCATCTCTGCAATCATAGACAGGTCGTAGCCGATTACATTAGCTGTATTAGCGACGTACCAGAGGACATCTCCTAACTCATAGGCAAGGGCCTCACGGTCTACGTAGGCTCCCTTACGGAGGGCCTTGGCGAGCTTTCCTGCTGCTTCTCCTGCCTCTGAGGCAAGCTGTAGGAGACAGTACTCAAGAGCAGTCTTGGCGGGATACACGGCTGTAGCAAGAGCGTGGTTTTGGTATTCGTCGAGGGTATACTCTGAAGGTTCAATCATTTAGTCAGTAGTTTCCAGTAGTATTCTTTTTTATCGCGGATAATCTGAGGGACCTTACGGCCGCGTACTAAACGGTTAGATTCCTTTAAGCAGTACTTGTAGTACTTTTCAGCAATCTGTAGGCGATCAAGGTCTTTTGGGTTGGCGTCGTCGGTTGGTTGTTTTGTCAACGATTCTAGTCCTACGCTTTGAGAGATCACCATCAGGGTCAGAGCCCAGATGGTCAACCTCTTTTCCTCGTAGGGCTTCCTTACCATGCTTACGTACAGCAGCCCTACGGTCTTTGTTACGCTCTGCTCGTCGCTTCTTCTGCTCTGCGGTACCGTGGTAGTCCCGGTATTCTTTCTTATAGTCTCTAGCCATTGCTAGTAAGTGCCTCCCATGACACGGGGAATAAGGGTTTAATGATATCATCCCACTGAGACGCCAGAGTACGTATCTCGGACTGGGCATCCTCAGAGGACCGGAGCTTATAGGCACGAGCCCAGGCAGCTAGGCTTCCAGTAACATAATATGAGGTATACATACTCTGAGGCAGAACCATTCGCGCCTGTTCGGGAGCAACACCCATATGGAGAAGTTTTCCGTACAGTTGTTTACATTGGTCGTAATATTCCCACATAAGAACAGGATTGACTGGCGTGGTTTCATTTGACGAACCCTGCTTCTTGCTCTCTGCCTTTAGCCTCCACTCGTTGTTCTCAGGGATGTAGAATTCAGGGGTTGAGTCTACGTATCGCCTGGAGATTTCATTGTAGGTAAAGCCTACGGTCGATTTGAAACGTTGTCTGGCAACAAAAATTGGAACAGTCTCTCGTAGAGTTACTACACAATGGGCGAAAGGCGTCCAATGATTATGTGTTGCAAGGTACTTAATCAAATTGTGATTTGAAGTTTCAGAATAGTTTTCTGAAGACTTATCGAAAGATACCCTAGCAGCATTGACTACAGTAAGGTCCGAACCCATGGAGTCGATTAATTCCGTTCTGAGGGAACCGAGGGACAGTTCAGCGTGCAAGTGGGTTACCCAAAGGAAGTTCTAGCTGACGCTCATTATGAACCTGAAGGTAAACTGACCAGTCACCAATACGTTTATTGAACTTAATCTCGGTTACGTCACCGTATTCATTATCGTTAAGAATGCTCATGGACTTTAGGAATTGTTCAACAGCAGCAGACATATTACTACGACTGATACTGTACATTCTTTGCTCAGACACTCAGGACCTCAGGGAGTTCAAGGAAGCCGTTCTCTACGAGAATAACCAACGCTTCCTCTTCCGTTAGGTCATTCTGTTCCAGGATTTCTTGGAGGGAGTAAATGCTTAGGGCTCTGGAGACCTTGTCTTCAATGGCTGTTGATTCATTAAACATTAACCATACTCCTTCCGGAGGGCATCAATAGAAATCCACTGGGGATCGTAGGTACCATTGATTACATTATGCTTCACGAGGACCCCACGCCACCAGAGACGGTTACAGACACCGGCCCAGTCAGAGTCGTAGTCCTGGTAGACACCACAATGGGCAGCCATGACCTTGTTACCGTCACCATCAGTACGAATACAGAAGTCAGCCAAGTGAGAATGACCGCAAGTTCCGGAGGTAAATTGCTTGGTGAGGATTGAATATGCTGGATGCTCACCACCAATAGGACGGCCCATAAGACCAGACACAAAGTAATGAGCATAACGAATGCCGTGGATGTTTACAGTTCCCGGAGTTCCTCCTTCGTAAGGTACAACTGTATCGTACCACTCTCGAAGGTTGAGGTCTTCCAGTCCGATTGATCCCTCAAGTTCTGGAGAGAGATCGAGAGCCTTTTCGATCCGTTGCTCATGATTTCCAATACAGAAGTACGTGGCTGGAAGTCGTTTTTTGCGTCGTCTAATAGGACCCCAGAGTCGATCTTGAAAGTCAAGGTGTGCATCAATATCTGCTCTGTAGGTCCTTCCATGAAATCCTCTTTTGCCTTTGTCGTACCCTGAGAGACTCGGCATGTCTGCTGCGTCTCCAATGTTCACTACGACATCAGGCTTTACATCAATGATTAGTCTAGAGAGCCAATCGGCTCGGTCATTATTGTGTTGGTAGTGGGCGTGCTGATCGGGAATTACTAGATGAATTGTCAAAAAGAATTAGACCTTGTGGGTGTAAAGACTTAGAGTAAATACCGAAACTTCGTTTAACACTTTTTCGTGCTTTTGAACTCCAGTAAAAGGTGCGTCGAGAAAGTTCTTTGAACTCTTTGGCTTTCAACTCCAGATACGCATCGGCTTCTGATTCAGTTTCAAATTGAGCAACTGTATTGGTTTCTCGATCATAAGGAGAACGATCATCATGTAAAATATACCAAGTCAACGCTTACGTTTTCTCCGTTTTTTCTTCTGACCCTTGAGGTACTCTGTCGGTACAAACCTTCCGGTGTACGGCCCTTTTAGATAATCTGCCGCTCGTTGAAAGACATTGTGATCTTCGACTCGTCCAATGAGTAAATGGTTACATCTGAAACAAAGAAGCCCTCGTATTTCCCCTGTAGTGTGGTTATGGTCAATTGACAGACGTTGCTTAAGCCTGTCGGTCGAGCTTCCACAGCAAGCACATTTATGCCCTTGGGCCTCAAGTAACCTGGTATAGTCTTCGAGATTGATTCCATAGAACTTCTGGTAGTATCTGTCTCTTGCACGTTCTTGTGGTGTCACTTAAATAGTATCAGGAATAGTACCGTAAACACGGGTGGATAGAAGAGAATAAGGGGAAGTAGTGTCTTAAAACTTGTGTACAACTTCCCCGTCTTTGTTGACCTCCAGGACCTTTGGTTCACGTTGTACGTCGGTGAGGTACACAGGACCGGTAGAGTAAATAAAACACCTTAGGGAATCCCAACACGTCCACTTGAATGGACAATACGAACATGATACTGAAAGCTTCCGGTTCCCTGACTTTCCTTCTGGTTCATCCGGATAACACTTCTCCGGAGGAGGTTCAGGGAGATCGAGTACCCTTCGCTTCTCTTCAACTACCTTATTGAAGTCCGTATCTGATCGGGGCCATGTGTCTAACGTGATCTTTCCTAGGGTCTTATCTATAACGAGGAAGCTTGCTACATCAGGATCGCAGTCAGTAGAAGCCCAGTGATAAGCCCCAAGCTGACTGAGATAGCCAAAGGGATCAGCACCATCGTCTCCAAGTCTGTGCTCCTGGAACTTCTTGAACGAATATGAAGAAGCAGATTTACAATCGACAAGATGATTATCAATGACAGCGTCACGGTGGCCGATTACCCCTGAGACTTCGACTGTGTCTTGGGTTCCTGTAACGGTATGGCCCGCTTCTTTTGCAAGAAAAAGTAAAAGCTCTTCGAGTATGTCTCCAAAGAGGAACTTAACTCGCGTCGATGGCGGTAGACTTTCTGTTTCATCTGGTCGGTTAATTGAAAACCAGAGTTTTCGGTCAGGGTACCCAAGATTTGAGAGACGGAGAGTAGGTGCTCCCTTGTTTTCTGAAGCTCGGTTAGCAATGTGCTGAGCGAGTCGCTGTCCGAATTCTTCGACATTCTTTTTATCAGGGGTCCAGTTGTCGTTACTAAAGAGGCCGTAGATATCGTCTACGAGGGTAGTGATCTCCTTCGGAGACACATTTTCAATTGTCTTCGTCATTATCCTCTAGATCAATCCAGCCTTCACCATTACAAAATGGGCAAGGACTTCCATCAACACAGTCACCTGACCCATCACATTCGTCACATACCATAGTATTCTCCTAGTGGCAGACCTTCCAGGACTCGAACCTGGCTACCCGGTTTTGGAGACCAGTGCATCGCCCCTTAATGCTTAAGGCCTATGGAGTCCGATGTACCCCATGCGGATACGTGTAGGATTTCCTACGTCTCTCTAGCTCGGACAAACACTAGAGACATTGGCGGGCCGGGCTTGATACCGACTCCAGCTATTGGCCGCTCCTTCAAGCAATGCCGTCAGGACCTCTTAGGGCCGCTACCACGTGTCCTTCCACGTCGCCGCCAAACTGATTAGAACGGGGGTTTTACCATGGGTTTTGCAGAGGCCTTAGGGGCCATAGCAGCCGGAGGTGGCATACCGGTATCCACGGAACCTTGAGGGTTGTACTCGACCAAGGAGTCTACACGGACAGTAGCTAGTCGATGGCCCTTGCCCTTGATGGTATCGAAAACAATAACCTTGATGGTTACTGTACTCCCGTTACCAATGAGCCCTTCGAACTCTGTGTTGTCAGCGGACAAGACCTGCGGAGGTCCGTTGACCTTGAGTTCCCGCTTGATGATCTGTTCGTGCTTACGACGGAATGTGTAAAAGGTTCCGTCCTCGTCTTCCTTGGGTTGGACCTGGAGGCCTGATTCCTTGATACGGACCAGGGAGTCCTTGTCGGGATACAGGTTGACCTTATAGTCGTTGTACTTCTCGTCAGGTGTACGGACCTTGGCCCACTTGACGGTTCCGGTGAGGTAGATATTCTGAGTAGACATTGTTTTCTTCTTAGTGCTTAGAGTTGTTGCCTGGGAATACGATGACGTTATCAGGCAGAGGTGTGAAAGCTGGTTCTGGTTCTTTTGGTTGTGCTGGGGGTGTTACTGGTCCTAGTTCAATGACGGAGACGATCTCTAATCCAGAGACTTGTGGCTCTGCTTCTTCACGGAGTTTCTGGATGGCTTCTTCCTGAGTGTCTGCACCGATGGTAACAACGGCTTGTGTTGGCTCAAGGAAAGAAATTACGATTTGGTATAGATTCATGGTCCTAATGGGTCTGGTGCCAGTTGGTCCCTATTGTTTCTTGGTTGTGGGAGTTTACTGTACTACCAGCTAGAGGGCAGTTAAGTCCTAAGTGTTCTCCTACTATGCGTAAAGAGTCTGCTTGGACCTTCGCTATGTACCGTGCTACGGAAATATCGTTTATGGTCTCAGTTTGCCACTCGTCATGTACAAAGTTTACCTGCCAATATGGTACGCGTTCTTCAGTTAGTTGTTTCCTCCAGAGTACGTTGGCCTTCTTCATCGCTATTGCTTCGCCGTTCTGGAGGTATCCGGCCAGCATTAGATGTTCATTATTACATAAAACCAGTCGTTTGTCTAGACCTACGAAGTACCCTCGGTTAGCATCGTATGGTATTTGTTCTTGCTTTAGTTGTTGTAATCCTGGGTATGCCTTGAGGAAGTTATCGCAGGCTATACGGGCTTCTTCGTTAGTGCATCCAAGGATACTGGCTATCTTTGGGATACCAGCACCCAGGAGCCAGGCATAGATAAAGGTCTTGGCTACGTCACGGGACTTACAGACATACCCCAGGGCTTTCATGTTAAGGGTATGGGCATCAGTACCGTTGGACTTACTACCATTGATCAAAGCCTCGGTGAAGACCTTGTCATTCATGTAGTGGGCAAGGATACGTAGCTGGATACCATCGGCGTCTACGCCTACAAGTAGCTTATTCTTAGGGACTGTCCACAGACTCCGCATTTCTGTAGCGTACTCGGTATCTCCGCTGGGGATGTTCGCCATATTGGGTCCAGCATGAGACATCCTTTGGGTCCATGCCCCAATGTGCAGAAATCTGCCATGGATTCGTCCTGTGGTGGTGTTGTAGGCGGTGAGCCACTCGTTGAGGGTACTCCTACGGGAGGCGAGAAGAAGCCTCTGTGCGAGCTTCCTGGAGGCTTCTGGGGCATCTTTAGGCAGTGTCTTTAGGTTGTCTTCCGAGACCTTCCAACCAATCCTTTGGTATTCCTTGAGGCGTTCCTCCAGGATTTCCCTTTGCTGGTTGTCACGGCACCTACGGAGGTCCCTTTCGCATTGGATATGACCCTTCGTTTTTTCGAAAGGTTTCCAGCCCGCTTCGTTAAGGCGTTCGACAATTTGTTTAGGGCTCCCCGGGTTAAACGGGACATACTCGATAAGAGAGAATGGCGCACCGACCGAGTATGGGGACAGATCATGAGCATCCGTCCATCGAAAGTCCACTCGCGAGAGAGTGCCATGTTTAGTCGCCTTAGGCGAAATCTCACGTACCAAAGAGGTCCTGGCGGGAAAGGATTCGACCAACTCATTGTCGAGGGACGTAACCCTTTGGTCAATTTCTTCATATAGTTTCCTTGCTGTAGAGACATCGAAAGCAAAGCCTGTCTCGTGCATACCCTGGGATATGCGGGCCATGTCGTGCTCTAACCTTAAGGCGTCTTTCCACTGGTCAGAGAAGATGTACTCTTCAAAATGCTTGTAGAGCTTATACGTGATCTCTGTGTCTTGGATGCAGTACTTCTCCATCTCAGGGGAGTACTGGGAGAAGTCCTTGAACGTACCCTTAGGAGATTTGAATCGGGTACCCCAGGCCTCTAGGCTATGACCTCCCTCGATCTCGAAGTTCAGAAGCCTAGAGACAACAAGAGTATCGACAAGAGGTTTGTTAGGCTCCAGACCGAGAAGACGTACGAGAACAGGGTAATCGAAGCCAATGATGTTATGGCCAATAAAGACAGAGACAGACTGCGCATACGTAAGAAATTCTTTTGGGTTCTCGTGGACATTCTTGAAGGTCTTGACTGCCCCGGAGAAAACCTCCTTACAGACAATGACCCAGATTTTCTGAGGGTTCTCTAGACCCTCGGTCTCAATATCAATGATGCAGTACAGTGTGGACCTATTACATACCGAAAGGGGTGGACTATTCTGTACCCCTGAAACCTTAGAGTACTAGACTTTTATGCCCTTGTCAAGGGAAATCTTCCTAAGAGACCTTAGGGAGTTCTCTTGTTCAACTGCACAAGAACAGGATTGTACAGAGCGTAAAGGATATACCTGTGACGAATCCAATGAGACTAGTAAGCATAGATTTCAAGACCTTATCGAAGGGAAAGAACTTCACACGGGAGGGGTCACAGGTTCAATCCCTGTCGCGCCCACCAATGATATCAGACATTTAGAAGATCAGCAGGGACTTCCCTTGTGTGCAGATGAACATTAGAGACCGGCATGTAGGGGTTGGACCTGATTAGAAGCGACACACCAAGTTTCATTAGGGTAAACACTAGGCTGGAGGTAAATATACCGTCCCCAAGTTCTTCGAATGGTGCACGGTACAAGAGTACCATTGAAAGAACGGTACGAGACCTGTTCTCCAGCAGAGTACCCTGAGACCGTCCTACGTTTCTTACGAGCCTTAACCTTGGGTCTCATTGGCAAAGGGTGATTCAACGGGAAGTGTTTCTTGACAAAGGAAGCGAAGTTCATATGTGTTCAAGCTCTAGGAAGTTAAACAAACGATTGTTTACTTCGCAATCAAAGTTTCGAGATTTAAATATAACACGAATAGTACCTTCTTCTCCTATACAACTTACAGAACCCTCAATGACATTACGAACAACTCTAACTCGATCCCCTACTTTGAAACTACCCTTAACTACAGGGTACTTCTGAGTTAAAGGAGGCTGATACCGGGGAACTCTGTCTCGTACGAAGTTAGCAAATGACATGTCACAACTCCAATGCTGATGCTGCTTTACGAAGATACCCAGGGGAAAACCTGGCGTATACCGAACGGGTCACCGAGATGTCAGTGTGCCCAAGATACTGGGATATTTCTTCCATAGGAGTTCCCGCCTCTGCCATCCAGACTGCCGCTGAGTGCCGGAACACATGAGGAGAAACATTAGGGATGCCACAAGCATCGGCAAGACGCTTGAGGGATTTCTTGACAGAGAGTATTCGACGGCCTGCAAACTCGACCACATAATCGGATTGGCGTAAGGGGTATTGCTTCTCAAGTGCAGTCCTTAGGGTATTGTTGATGGGTACCAGGGCACGATTCTTGCGGTGCTCATCACCCGGAACACGGAGATCAATGAGACCTCGTTGAAAATCTACACGGTCCCAGGTACAGTCAAGGATCGCGCGATTGCGTGCACCAGTAGCAACAGCGAAAAGAATAAAGAGAGAAAGATGGGGAAGTTTGGCACTGGCGGTAAGCTCACGGACTTGCTCCTTGGTGAGGTACTCTGTCTTCGGAGGTGGCCTTGGGGGAAGGCTGAAGGACGTAGAGTCTGCGATCAGATTTTCCTTCTTGGCCCATGCCAGGGTCATGCGGAGGTGATTTAACTCCGTCCAGATTGTCCCTGGGGCCTTGCCTTCCCCCTTCCTGAGGGCTTCGTATTCTAGGATATGCTGTTTGCTGAGGCTGTGGGGCTCAAGGAAGCCAAGTACAGGCAGGAGAGCTACCCCACTATAGGCCATGTTTTCTGCCAGCCTACGGGCTCCCAGGGCCTTCCTACGGGCATCCCAGAGGGACGCTATCGTGTGATGACCGGAACTCCTCCGAAGCTCAGTGAGCCGGATGAACTCTGAAAGTCCTCGTTTAGCACTCTCTCCATCTGTCGTACCAAGCGAGCTACGCTGGGGTCGTCCTCGGTCGTCTCGCCAGTAGACGGCGTACTTTCCCCGGTAGATGACGAGGCGGTACTTTGGTTCCACGTTGAGTTCTCGTATGCGATAACGTCCTCTTCCCGGAAGCGGATATTCTTGGCGGATATCCTGAGACCAGGGAGGGCACCTGAGGAGAATAACTTATAGATAGTCGGCAATGAAATGCCCCATCTATGGGCGAGGTCCTTGGCAGTCAGCATTACAGGTCCTTGATAAATTCAAACAAGTTATCGGTGTGGCTACGGATTTCCCAAGTTGTAGCCAAAATAGTAGTTTCGTTAGCAAGGCATTCTTCTACGGCGATTTTAATCCCATAAAGTAAACTTTCTAACTGTTCACGTTGTGTAGATGTAAGGTCGCATGTGTAGCAAAACTTATCCATTTTCCACCGGAGGGAGTTTTACAGGGATGTCTTCTGAGACCATGAAGGTCTTCATATCGAAGTAAACCTTACCGGCTGGGCCTGTATGGGCACCGAACCGGTTCTTTTGGATTATTAATTGTGTTGTGTTGCGTTCCTCTTCTGTAGGGGCATTCTGGTCACGGACAAGCTTGATCCAGGTCTTTGCGACCTTGGAGATATTCCTGGAGCCACGGGTCTGATCGTGATCATTGATGTGGGAGACGAAGATAAGCGCGAAGTCTAGCTCCTCGACCATCATGGCTAATCGGGTAGAGATGTAGTCCAGGGCTTTACGTTCATCATCTTCCTTAAGTCCTGATACCACCATAGTAATGTGATCAAGGAAGATATACTGACACCCGCAAGAAGCGACAAGAAATCGTATAGTGTCCAGGATGTGGTCGGGATCAGCAGAGCCAAAATGACTGTAGATATGAAGCCGTTCGTCACGCTTAATGAGGCTATGTAAAGCAGTTTTAACGTCGTCATTGGTTACTCCTGAATCTGGGAGGTGCGCTGGAGTCTTGAGTTCATAGCCTGCAAGGCCTTTAAGGACTCGATCTTTTCCCTCTTCGAGATGGATAATGCCGATATTTGAGTCTGTAGTTCGTAGAAGGTCATACTCAATTGCGCGAATGATCTCTGTCTTTCCAATGCCTTCAAGTGCAGTGAAAAGGTAAGTTTCTCCAGTTCTGATTCCGTAAGTTTTTTCTTGAAGGGTTGGGAAAGGAAACGGAACACCGATCTTGTTTTCCGAGTGATCAATGATATCGTCAAACTCAGACAACTGAGAAAGAATACCCTCAGGAACAATCCTCTTTGCGTTCCACCACGTACGTTTGAAGACATCTGAGTTACCTTCTAGGAGGTAGTTGTTAGGGTCTTTGAGGGAAGCGTCTAATTGGACGTGGTAAATTTTGTTGAAGTCAAAAAGCCTGGAGATTTCTTTGGTAGCTTTTTGACCAGGCTCATCAGAATCTAGGCAGAGGTAAATCCGTTCGAAGGAGTTGAGGTATTCGAATTCTCTTTGGCAATCTGACTTTGCAGACGACGAAGAGCGGATTGAGACAACAGGATACCCGGATGCAAGCATTTGGTAGGCAGCGAGGGCATCGAACTCTCCCTCGGTGATGGTGATGTACTTAGAGGAGCCTGCTGGGAAGACTGACTTACCGAAGAGTGTTGCATTTCTCATATCTCCTACAGAGTAAAACTCTTTCTTAGAGAGGTTACGAACTTTAAGGGTATTGCCGTCAGGAGAGTATGGAAACCCTATGGAGACAGGGGTACCATCCTCTGCGACCTTGGTGAGAGACTTGTACTTTTCCATGGTATCAGTCGAGATACCACGCATGGAAACGTACTGGTAAGAGAAATTTTGAGAGAAATCTGGGGGAGAACCTTGATGATAGGAAGCACCCGTAGAGTCACTTGTAATTACGTCAGTCAATTCAGAACTTTCAAGATGACCACAATTAGAGAAACAATACCCATGTCCATCAGTGTATATGGCAAGGGAGTCACTTGAGTTACACTTTGGGCAAGGTTGGTGTGTCTTCAGGTACATCGTCGAGCGTTTCTATTTCTCCTTCCTCAAGGGACTGGAATGCGTCCTGGTATGCTGAAATTGAATTGTAACATTCGTCACACTGGAATTCCTTATGGTTAGGACGCCAGCGGACTTTGGTGTTAAAACGGGGTACGTATGCAAAGCCATGGTATTGACCTTCTACGTAATCACAAATAGCGCATCTGCTCAATTAATTGCTCGCTTGAAATAAAACCATGTGTACCGATTGCCAATAACAACTGAAGTTAGTTCCCACCCGTCTTTTCCCTGACTATTGAGAATACGTTCTTCTTCCCAAGGGCCTATACCATTATCCCCACGACACACACGATATTCCCACTTCATTGTGTCACCTGTTCAAATTTCTTGAGAAAATTATAGTACTTCATACCGCTGCTGTTGGCTGTTAGTTGATCCATTGGTTGTAACCTGTCGAAACGGGAATCCCAGTAGGTATTCTTGTGGATGTACATCCACGGATATAGTTGCTTCATCGTCCCGTCTTTAGACACAGTAGCGTCAACAGGAACACGCCTACGAGTAACAATAGGGCCATTGGACTCCTTCCAGTCTAGTTCTGCGATGACCTCAGGGAAGACTTGATAGACCTCACCGTAGATAGCAGCCCGTTCTTTGGGACCACCACCGAGTAAAACCACAGGCTGTTGGTATCGACTCTGAATGACCTCACGGTACATCGTGAAGTAATATTTGGTGTACCCTACAGCTACAAGCTTACATCCAAGGAGATGCTTGTCGTGGCGGAAGCCTTGCTTCATCCCATCGTAGACAAAGATGTAATGAGAATCGTGCTTCATCAATTCAGGGAAGTCAGAAGTACTGGTGGAGTACTCGGGGATTTCCTCAAAGCGTTCTGACAAGGCAGCACTGAGGCCTTCGTAGTCGTCCCAGCAGGCCATGGATGGAGGGGTAGTAGACGGGGACTTTCTCTGGACTTGGAAGATACTCATGCTGCAAGCTCTTTCTGTTGTGCTACACGCTTGGAGAAGTACAAAGCGTGGAGAAGATCGAGGATTAGGATAAGAGTAGCCTCTGGATAGTTGCCAATGAGTTCCTCAATATCTTCTTCGTTGAGGAGACAGGCTTGGTCCAGGTTATCGAGGTCGCAGAGTTCAGTAAAGGTCGGGCGTTCCTTAGGTGGCGTGTGTGAAGCCCAATCGAGACCCTTTCGCTTGGCTTCTGATAGTGCGTAACCAAGAGCAACTCCTTGGGATTTAATGTTTTTCTCGCTGAGAAAGGGAATCACAGATTTGCCTACCTCCTTTTCTGTTGTTGTCGTTGTTGTGGCCTTGGTTACCGTCGTTTTCTTTTCTTCTTCTTCGACTGGAACATACTTATGTTTAGCTGCGTCCCAGCGGATGAGCTTGCCTTTGTTGTCCCGAAAGGGTTCCCGGTTAAAGGATTCTCCGCGGGCCCAGTTATGCCAGTGAGTGTTTTGGTAGTCGTTATTACTGTAGGCAATACGATGGCTGGAATTGAACGAGTATGTATTACTAGACCACCAGGTATCGCTGTCGTGCCAATGACCCTGGCCACCAAGGACACGGTAGTTACCAAGGTTATCGTAGAGAGCGAAGTACCAGGACGCACTGATGAAGTGATCCATCATGCGAAGGAAGTTCACGTCATTCAGGAGGTCTTTACCGGCTACGGTGTAAAACGCTTTGGCTGTAGGACTTGCGTACTGCTCACAGAAAGCCCGGGTATCAGACTGACCATCGGGGATATCGAACTTGGAGAACGACAGTGTCCCGTTGTGCATGAGGTAAAGCTGGTAGTCTTCTTCCTCAATCAGTGGGAACGGATGAGTATTTTCTAGGTTCTTGTCGCCCTTGGTCACGAACCGAAGATGAAGGAATTGGGTATGTTCCTTATGTCGGTTAATGAGATCGTAGATTTCATCAGGGTCATTACCTGATGCTTTGAACCCTTTGTAGTTCAGAAGTTTCCCTGGTTCCTGAAGAACCGAGAGGCCCCAGCCATCGTTATTGACAGCACAGGCACTGTCGATCTTGTCGTAGGGAATGATTACGTCAGGTTTCTTGACGATGATTACACACATAGGATGCCCTCAGATAGCGTGACGGGTGTAACGGGACTCGATGACTCGGTCGAGCTTGGCGAATTTGGAAAGGTTTGTCTGGAGGACATCAATGAGTCCTGTTTCTTTATTGAGAATGTACTTCCGTTTGTTTCCTTTATTGAGGATCGTTACGTGAGCATTGGTGATCTTGATCTTGGACTTGTTGAGACGTTCAACGATAGTATCGGGATCAGAGAGGTTAAACACAATGCTCTTGACTTCAGAGTGAATGATCATGTCAGGGAGGTTCTTACACTGGTCGATGAACTTCCGGAGGATAGTGTATTTGTTGATGGGTTCACGTGAGAGCCAGACCAGGAAGTCCGGGAACGTTAGTTTGTTCAGGGAATGTTCTCCCTCACAGAAATGGAACACAGCATCGACAAACTCAAGGTCCTTGACGAGTTCACCGAAAGAGACAATCCCACGGAACATGCGGACTTCGACCGTCGCAGTCTTTGAGAGATTCACAATCCCACGGGTACCAGCAACCAATCGGGTACAGTCCTTAAAGGCACGGACCTTACTCAAGGAACTGGGGTACTGGTAGATCGGGGAGTACTGAGCCATACGCTCAAGGGACCCACGCTCGGAGATGTACAGCAGGAAGTCTGTGTTGGCAGGGTTGGTGTAGAACCAGACCATGTTCCGCAGATGCTGTTCATTCATGAAGGCCTTACGGTCGATATGAACGTGAAGACCATTGGTGGTATCCTTGGTGCAGTCGAACTGCTTGTAATCAATATTACGGAACCAGTGTGCCCAGTGTTTCTTATGTGCCTTTAGGGACATTGGGACAGTCACAAGTTCAGTGGCATTACGCTTACTACCAGAGATACTGCCGTCACTCTTGGCAATGAAGAACGGGATAGCCTGGGCATCAATGATCTGACGGACATTGTAGTCCGAGACACACTCAAGCTCTACGCCGTAGAGAACAGGGTTCTTCTCGTTCTTGTCGAGAATAGGCCAGTCGATCAGGTTGGTGGCCTGAGTACTGTAGGAAAGGACACGGTACAGGGGGTCGCGGAAGGTTTTGGTGATCTTCTGCCTTAGCATAAGGCTGAATATAAGTCCTTTCTTGGTGATATCGTCAAGGGGGTGGTTGAAGTAAACCATTTGCTCAGGACCGTAACCAAAAAGGTCAAGCATACGGCAACCGTCACCCGAAGATAACGTATACACTGTTAGTTGGAAAAGAAAGTCACGGAAGTGTTGTCCAAATTGACAGTAAACTTCGACGTAGTTGCGATGGGTTTTACGCCCTACTGTTGAATTGAACAGTATCTGGTAACTATTAGCAAGACGTGATAAAAGCTCGTTGATGTTGTCTTTGTTTACCCTAACTTGGGTCCAGTCAGATATCTCGTATTTGACAAGGTTATTACTAACATTAGTATTGGATGAAAAGTGTGGATGTTTGAGTAACACGCTGAAGTTGTTGTCTATACGATCGATACCCCAAACATAAATGTATTGGAAAACCCATGCAAGTTCAGGGTTTACGGCTGAGAGAAAATGGTCACAGAAAGCTTGTCGATCATTACGGAGAAGGTAATCATTGAGTTGGTAGATACACTGATAAGGAAACGCAATGAGATTTTCCTTGCAGAACAACTGGCGTGTCAGCTTGTGATAAGTTTCTGAGAGAATCCTACGGTCATCGGAAAGCTGCCAGATTTTATTGACACGGGGATCAAGGAATTCCTCAAGGGTAAATTCCTTTAGAGAAGTCATGGTATTGTCAGCGAAGAACAGAACCTTGGACATGGTTGGCGATCCTTGTGAGGTTGTCTGGGATAGTGATGCTTGGACAAAAGTTAAACTCAGTTATGACGTACGGCTTTTCATGGTTACGTGACATCATGACATCAATCCCGCACAGATCGACACCATGGAAGAACGAGTTGTTACCGATGAGATCGTAGATATCCGTATGACGGAGCCTGTTGTTTTCAATGTTATTGACGGTAACGAAAGAAGAACCTTGAGAGTGATTCCAGGGAGCTTCATTAGAGAGTGATTCAGGAATTCTTTTGAGAAGCGTTATGATAGGAACACCCCTAGAGACTATGATCCTGTATTCATAGTCCTTTGGATAAAACTCTTGAAGGTATTCACACGAGGGGTCCCAACTTGCTGAGGATTCGGTTTCCTGAAAGGAGGATTGGGATACCTCGGTTGTGGTGTTGCTAGGTACCTGGTTTCGTATACTGTGTTGTGAATTATTTGAGTGCGGACTTCCTCGGATAATTCGGTACCCTGCTCCACCGGAATGCCTGAGGGGTCGAGCGATATAGACTCCCATTCCAAGGGTTGTATCGGAGGAGGTGTAGGTCTCAGGGATGGGGAACCCAAGGCTCTGAATACTTCGGCGTTGATACGCCTTATTTCCTCCTGAGAAAGACCGTATGGATCGGTAGGTATTCCTCTGGTTCTCGGTGAGGGCATTGAAATTCTCTAGCTGTTCTGCTGGGGGGTAAACCAGGAAAAAGTCCCGAAGACGATCAGGCCTCCGTAGACCAACAAAAGGGTATCGAAGTGTTCGTGTAGCATTCAAGGCTTCCTTGAGTAGCCGGGGTGTTTTGTTTATGCCCTGAGGGCGGATAATGTAACGAGTCATGCCAGTATGGTTGGAGAAATGGTGAGCAGTTTATACACGGGTAGTTTGATCGGTTATCTGGTCTAGTCCGTTATGGTTTCGGGCTTGGGACACACCGTGTCTTACACCGTACTTACGACTGCCGACGTCACAGGTCGATGAACTACTTGGGACTTGCTCAGGTCAGAGACTGTGGGATTAATGGTGATGATAGGAAGTGTTTACGCCCTAGCTGATGGCAAGTTTGAATCCGCCGTAGTAACCGTTGTGTTCGTTGTGATTGAAGATTGTAATGAATCCTGTGGTGGTTTGGACTTTAACGCACTGAATGTCTTCCTCATCAAAGTCAGATTCTCCGGCACCGTAATCAATGTCGGTGACTTCGATGGATATGAGCTGTCCTCCGATGAGAACATTGATGTCATCGTCACAGGTTGCCCATCGACGTTCGCAACAGTATTGTGCGTTGTCATAGATATAACATTGTGACTTGTCATCAAATGTCAGGTAAAGTCCGTCGTTGAAGCTGACAGCGGTGATGGTTTTGTTTGTGTATTTGGAGATGTCCATGATGATAGGAACCTGTGGTTTACGCCCTAGTTTTTGACCGTTCCCCGGGTGCGGGGGGCGGACAGTTTTGTTTGCAAGCTATTGCACGATGCTTGTCCAGGCACCGGATTGGTCAAGGTCTTCTGCCTGATGATTTTCCCCAGAACACGGTGAGGAAGTTACACAAGGACTTACGTCTCTTGGTACGCATGACACCCTCCTTTCAGGAGGTGAGCAGTTTTAAGACTTGCTCAGGTCAGGCTCAAGGCAAAGCCCGTGAGAGCCTATTACGCAACCTTGCCGAACTTCTTTTGGTAGGAAGCCTTGGCCTCTTCGATACGCTTTACACGCTCATCGTCGGGGAGTTTGGCGAGGTTGTTCTCGGTCTTGGGATTCTTGGGTGCAACCCAGTCCTCATTGGTGATTTCACGATACACCGTCGAGATAGCACCGATCATGTTCTCGTAATGCTGGACCTTGGCTTCATTGACGTTCTGCCAGTAAAGCTGTTTCTCAAGTTCAGCGAGGACGTTGATCTGTGCTGTGGTCGAGAGGTCAGGATTGTCGAGGTCTTCACGAGCCTTCTGGGCCTTTTCCTCTGACTGACGGAGCATCTCACGGGCACAAGGTATCTCTTGGGTCCCGATGACACGTCCGTTCTGGTCCTTCTTGTTGGTGATGATAGGACCATTAAGCTGACGATGGTAGAACGAGAGCATCTGTCCGAATTCGATCCGGATGCTCATGTCCGTGGTGCTGCGCTTGGTGGCACCAGTGTCTGCTTCAGCATGGGACCGAAGCTCCGTGGTAGCATCGAGAGCAGCCACGAGGCCACCGATGGACTCGAAGAGACCACGAGCAACGGGGTCCCAACCATGGGTACGATCAGCCACGCGACCAGTACGAGCAGGAGCGCGACCAGAGACAGCAACAGAGACGTTTGACTTAGACATGACTGATTTCCTTATTGCTAGAACTGCCGTTAGACCTAAGAGACCAAGAAACCTAATCATTTCCTGTTCTCCGTGATTACCTCATTACAAAACCCCCAAGCTCACGGCTCGAAGCTGACGCAAGGAGGCTCCGCCCGAGGGACCCCGAAGGGGATACGGGTGGATGCCTTGCGTCGAAGCTGAGAGTTGTGAGCCCGTGGTATCTGTTAGTTCTTTTATTCGTTGTTTTAGTTGTTGCTTGTGCTGTTCATAAAGGTCGTGTTTCTCCCCATTGTCTGCGTGTTGTTGGAGTTCTTCGATGATAGCTAGTGAAGAACGATACTGGATGAGAAGGATGCTGCTCATGTGTTCCTCACTTTTTGGATGTATTTGTTTTGTTTGATGACTCCGTAATGGAAGGCAGAGATAGTTTCGTCATTGTCTTTAGGTTGTCGATTACGACAAATAAGTTCTGCTTTTTCTTTAGTGAGTCGATCTTCAACGATGAAGTCATCGTCAGTTTTGTTGATTGCATAGCCGACGACTTTGTACAGTTGGTGTTTTGAACGTTTCATGACTATATTCCTAGTTGGTGTCAAGCCAATAGTCATTGACAAACGTCAATTTCTAAGGGCTTGACAGGTGGTTGGGATGATGATAGGAAAGAATTCTGGTTGTTATTAATACTGGTTTATTCAATATTTACTGGCATTCCTGAATGCGATGATCATAAACACGAGAGACAAGAGAATAGATGCGAAGAAGATAACACCGAGGGGATGTTCAGGGGTCATCACTCATCTCCTACGTATGTGCCGGGAACAATCCAGAGACAGTCTGAAGGTCCGTCTGCTTCAGTGTCGGATTCACTGAAGTCATACTCAGAGGTAGTGGAGCTTTGGAGCCAGCGTCGGCGCTCTTCAAAGGTAGCAACTTGTATGTAGTAGGGGTGGTTGAGTAGGACTTTTCCGTAGACTACAAACATCCGAGTTCTCCATTGTGGTATTGTTGAAGCAGATAGATTGCGTACGCCATGCAGTGCCAGTCATGCTGGATACCATCATTGCAGTACGTATCTTCGTTGTATTCATATTGTTCGTAGTTGAGTGCTGCGAACTTTTTGTTGATACGAAGGCTGATACCCATTGTTCTCTCCTCAGCACCAGATGATGTTGTAAGCAGCACGGACTGCCAGCGACTTTAGGCCTTCGTTTTTGTTTCGTGGGTAGTCTATTACTCGTCCATGTAGTAGTATTGCGAGGGTTCCGTCTTCTTCGATGAGTGAGTACATACCGTTGACCGCTAGGGTCTGATACGTTGTTGTGTACTTGAGTGTTGTCATGTCAGCACCAGATGATTGAGGTTCGGGTCCACATGAGGCGAAGTGCCAATGTGGTGTTGAAGTGTATGTTCTGTTCAAGGGTTGCTAGTGTTTCTTCAGTCATTGTCGTTATCTCCGATTGCTGTGTAGACAGAGGGGTGAAGGCTGAACCAGTAGTCGTAGGTAATACCTTGGTACGATGGCCATTCATCGAACCAGGCGTTGTATGCAGAGGGTGATGATAGGAGGATCATTGTAGTCTCCTATGCTGCTACGATACGACCAGAAGAAAGATCGTATTTGTAACGGTTGCCATTGGATGCAGTCCAAGCAGGAGAGAAACCAGATGTACCATAGAGAGTCTGCATATTGGACTGAAGGCGTTTGGTAGAGGTATGACCAATAACCAGAGTGAACAGGATGGAGCAGAGACAGAAGGCGATAGTGATGATGGTGTAGGTGAGCATGTGAGTTCTCCATTGGTGTGTTGGTGTGGATGTGATGATAGGAAAGGGAGAAAGACCAAGACGATGCCCTTGGTACGCTTCGATCTCCGAAGTTTTAATCTGACCGCAAATACTGATGTCATCTCCTTGCGGTCTCAGCGGCCCACATATGCTGTAGCGGGAGTCGATCCCCGCCCTTGGCGCGCGCGTACTAGTCCGCCAATGGATGTTCCGCGCTATACTGGAGCCTGTCGGCAGTCTGTTCTTATGTGGGTGCTGCCTGTTGAAATACGCCCAACGGAGGGAGTCGCAGGATGTCCAATGCAATCCTGAAGGGATTGGGACCGGAGATGCACGGAGCCACGCGCAGGACAACGTCCGAGCATGGCGAGTACATCGAGGACCCACCATTGGACAGCCGAGCACCCGTAGTTAGTATTCAATACTAGAGGCAGCACCCGTGAGGACAGACCTCAGGGACCGTAGTGCTATTCCATTGGTGGACGGCACGAGTGCTGGGAGGTGGTCTCGGCGCTGCTGCTTATGTGGGACGCGACCGGAGTTGGCCTCGCTCTCTCAGCCGCTAGGGACCTGCGAGCTACCCCCGATAGTCACCCGAAGGGCAGAGACAATGGTAGCTCAATGGATGTAATCCTCTGGATATCTGTGCCATTGGCTCTGTTCATGACTAGCGGGAACTAGATGGTAATCCTCAAGGATGCTGGTGGTCCTGATGGTACTGATGAGGTACCAGAGTACCATACAGTAGAGGGCACTAGGTATACTGATGATACTGATGAGACAGGAGAGAAAGGATAACAATACCAATGGGATACTGAAAGTGTAACAATATAACATTATCCTGGGTGTAGACTGGGTGTAGACTGGGTGTATTACACTCTGGTTCCCACCCCTAAAAGAAATCCTCTCAGTACCCCTAGAAGCATTTCTCAAAGGGGGTACCAAGGGGGTTAGCCTTTAGTTTTCTTAATGAA